CAAATTGATAGCGTTGGGAGTGGTTGGTATAGAATTAGCGTAACATATAATAGTTCAAATAGCAATGTTCATATTTATGTTGATAGAACGGGAACTACAAGCGGAAGCATACTAATTCAAGACGCTCAGTTGGAAGTCGGTTTAGTTAGTACAGACGTAATCACTACAACCACCACAACAGAACAAGCGGGTATATTAGAGGATATGCCACGCCTTGACTATTCGGGTGGGGCGAGTTGTCCAGCATTGAAATTAGAGCCTCAACGCTCCAACCTTATAACGCAAAGTGAATATATAGGAACTTCAAATGAAAAAGTTACTATTACATATAATGATGCTACATCTCCAGAGGGAGTGAATAATGCAGTTTCTATTGTCGAGGATTCACAAAATGGTAGACACAGAACTCAAACAAATTCATTTTCAGTTACAAGTGGAAATGCTTACACATTGACTCTTTTTGCCAAGATTAAAAGCGGAACTCGTTTATTGTGTATTAATGCAGATACTGTGTTTAATGCACGAGCATATTTTGATTTAGTTAATGGTGATGTAGAAGGAACGGATACTGGTTCAGCCTCGATTGAGGATTATGGTAATGGTTGGTATCGTTGTATTCTTACAGGTACGGCTACTGTCACAAGAAGTTCTATTGCTTACATTGGATTAGAAGATGGAACAAGTGATAGTGGTTATCAAGGAGATGGCACAAGTGGTCACTATTGGTATGGATTACAAGTAGAAGCGGGAAGTTACCCCACATCCTACATACCTACCTATGGTGGTTCAAGTGTAACGAGAGGGGCGGATGAATTGGATTTAATCAATTGGGTAAGTAAAGGTATAATTAGCGATTCAAATGAATGGACTATTTTTTACGAAGTTGATGGTTTAACTACTGATTATGATACAGGTGATTCGCAATGGTTACCAGGTGACGACAATACTATTGATGTGTATATGAGAGCAGGGGCAACAAACGAAAACTTTGCACGTTTTTATTGGCGTAAAGATTCAAAATATATTGGCTCGACTTATGGCAAAAAAATAATTGCTCGATTAAGCGGAGGCACTGGAACAACCTTTGCTGATGGCGTAGAAATAGCATCAAGTTCAATAAGTGGAGATTATAGTAATATAGGCATGAATATGGGAACTTCATCAAATGCCGCAGGTTATGTTAAACAAGCCATTATATTCCCAACTGCCTTAACCGATGCCGAGTGTATCGAATTAACAACAATCTAAAATGTTTAGAAAATACGAATTTAAAAACGAAAAAGAAGCCAACACCTACATCGACAATTTAGGAGTTGACGAGGAAGGTAACCCAAGCCACCCTCATAGCATCGTGCGATTGGGAAACATAGTGCTTGAAGAAGGCACATACGATAGCGAGGGCGAAGTAATTACCGAACCCGTTCTTTCAAGCAAATACCACGTTGATGTTTTGTGGGAAGGCGATGCTTTAAGTTCTTGGGATAGCAAAATGGTGTGGTGTAAGCCCGTCGGAATACACGTTTTTGGTTCATCAAGGGCTATCGCTGAATGGACTGAAAAGTGTAAAGAACTACATCCTGAGTTTTTTCCTGAACCAGATGAAGAAATTTAAAAAATATATATTATGGCTACTAGCACTACTAAACGAAGCGTCCAAAGGCTAAGAATAGTCGGCAAGAATCTTAAGGATATCTTGTTCTACAGCGACTCGTACTTATTCGAGTTATTCGTTGGCGCACTACATATGTTCATACTTCCTTTTGCAATCCTGGAGATAGGACTGCTATTGGATGTTCAGATATTGGGTCTTCTAATCGGAGGCTTTCAGTTGTATTCTGTTGGCATGAAGGATATGAAGTGCAGATACTACGCTTGTCTAGCCGCTTTTATTTTGGCAATGATTACGGTAGTACATTATGCACTAGTAGGAATGCTAGCCGGAAGCCAATTAGGATGGGCATTAGTAACCGTAATGGCATTTATAAATTTAGTTAGGACCTTCCAAGAGAAGTTACATCGTGGGTGAGTTATTAAGTAGATATAGCATGGACAATATAGCATCAGTAATTATAGCAGTAGTAGGTGTTCTCGGTGGGGCGGGAGCGTGGCAATACTACGCAAAGAAATTAGAGCTCAAGCATCAAAGCAATAAGGACCTAAATAAGGATCAAAACTTATTTAGGGATCAAATCTTGACTGAGGTTGACAGATTGAAAGAGGATTTAGCTCAAGCTCAGGACAAGGTTTTGTCTTTGACCGCTGAGGTTAGCACACTGAGAGAGCGTGTTAAGAACCTAGAGAAAGAAAACGATAGATTGAAGTCTAGATAATGGCAAAGAATACTATCAAAGGTAAAAACACTCGTAAGGGCTCAAATAAGGCTACGGGTAGAAAGTATGGTGCTAAGGATGCTGCTAATAATAAGAAGAATCAGAAGAAGAGGGTTGAGCTAAATGCTGAGGCCCGCAAGCGTAAGATATACGGTAAGAGAGCTAAGGCTGGTAAGGACTTATCACACACTAAGAGTGGTAAGATGGTATTAGAGTCACGCAGTAAGAATCGGGCTCGGAACGGATCCAACGGGAAATCAACTAAGAAATAATGAGCATAGACAATAACGCACCAGAATTAACCAAGGACACCATTGATATTAAAAGAGATTTAATACAAATCTATGATGAAAGCGATGGAAGAACTAAAGTAGCACACATACAAGATGTACAGAGGAGTGGTGCGGGTCTATTTTCTCAGACTGCATCAGGAACCGCAATTGTAAATACAACAGATGAGACTACACTAATTAATGGAGGTGTAGGGGCTCTTACAATACCTCCGCACGGTTTTAACCCAGGGGATTCATTTGTGGCTTATTTTTCTGGGTCTTTATCTGCTAATAATAATGAGACACTAAGAATTCGTGTTAAGTCAGGCAGCGTAGTATTGGCTGATACAGGCGTTATAAACATGATTAATGCATCAGATAACTTCTACGAGATTCACATAAACTTTGTTATCCGTGCTATAGGTCCTGCCGGTACAGCAGCTATTATAACATCAGGTCGGTTTTTTTATAATAAGGCAAGTAATAATACTCCAGAAAATATAGGTTTTGAGACTGTTGAGAATACAAATTTTGATACAACCATATCAAATACTTTAGATGTAACAGCAGAATGGGGAACAGCTAGTGCTACAAATTCTATCGATACACATCTATTTAATCTGTATAGATTATTCCCTTGATAAAAAGTACTTTTTGTGCAAAACTGAAGTGGGCATGTCCCACTTTTTTTATCGATATTTGATACCTCTTATTTTAAAAATACACAAATGGAAATTGAAAGAAAAGTTTTATCAGATGTGATTACTTGGATGAAGTACTCACGCTACAACCCAGAATTGGGAAGAAGAGAAACATGGGACGAGATCGTTGATCGTAACATGCAAATGCACATTAAAAAGTTCCCTAAGATGAAGGAACAGATTGAGAGAGCCTACGTCTTAGTAAGGGATAAGAAGGTTCTTCCATCTATGCGTTCACTACAATTTGCTGGCAAGGCTATTGAGACCAATAATGCCAAGCTGTTTAATTGTAGTTACACGCCTATTGATGATTATCGTGCATTTAACGAGGCCTTCTTCCTGCTATTAAGTGGTTGTGGTGTAGGTTACTCTGTTCAGAAGCATCACGTTAGCAAGCTACCAGAGATTTACAAGCCACAAAAGAGCAAGAAGTTCTTAGTTGCAGATGACATCATGGGGTGGGCAGATGCATTAAAAGCCTTGATGAAGGCATACTTTGGGTTAAGCAAGTACGAACCTAAATTTGACTTTCGTTCTATAAGAGAAAAAGGTGTTCCATTGAAGACTAGTGGTGGTGTAGCTCCTGGTCCTGAGCCATTACAGGTTTGTTTAGCTCAAGTTAAAGCTATCCTAACTCAGAAAGAGGATGGAGAGCAGTTAACTCCTCTTGAGTGTCACGATATACTATGCCACATTGCAGACAGTGTACTTGCAGGAGGCATTAGAAGATCAGCAATGATATCTCTATTTAGTGCTGATGATAGTGAGATGCTTACGTGCAAGTTTGGCAATTGGTGGGAAGTTAATCCACAGCGTGGTAGAGCCAATAATAGTGTAGTTATTGAGCGTGATAAAGCAGATAGAGATTGGTTTATTCAACTATGGAAAAAGGTAGAAGCCAGTAATAGTGGAGAGCCAGGATTCTATTTTACTAATGATAAAGATTGGGGAACTAATCCTTGTTGTGAGATCGCTCTGAGACCCAATCAGTTCTGCAACTTGGTAGAGGTTAACGTGAGCGATGTGCAAGATCAGTTAGATTTAAACGAGAGAGTTGCAACAGCAGCATTTATCGCTACCTTACAGGCATCGTATACTGACTTCCATTACCTACGTTCTACTTGGCAGAAGACTACCGAGAAGGATGCCTTATTGGGAATAGGAATGACAGGTGTAGCTAGTGGTCGGGTCTCAGAATTAAATATGGAAGAGGCAGTAACCATAGCTAAGGATATAAACAAGGTAACAGCAGATGATATATGCATCAACCATGCAGCTCGTGTAACCTGTATTAAGCCAAGCGGTACATCTTCTATTGTACTAGGAACCAGCTCAGGTATCCATGCATGGCACTCTGAGCACTACATCCGTAGAGTACGTGTAGGTAAGCAAGAGGCTATCTACCCATACTTAAAAGAGGTAATGCCGGAGTTATTGGAGGATGATTTCTTCAAGCCTGAGGAGCAGGCGGTGATTAGTATTCCACAGCGTGCACCACAAGGAGCCATCACTCGTTGGTCAGAAACTGCCATAGAATTCTTAGAAAGAGTCAAGCAGTTTAACATGAAATGGATAAAACCAGGCCATAAAGACGGGAAAAATACCCACAATATATCCGCAACTGTTACTATAAAAAAGGAGGAGTGGAGACCTGTTGGTGAGTGGTTATGGGAGAATAAGGACTTCTATAACGGATTATCATTCTTGCCAGAGGATCTAGGAACATACGTTCAGACTCCATTCGAGGATATCAGTAAGGAGTTATTTGATGAGATGTCTCAGCATATAAATAATATTGATTTGTCCATGATTAGAGAAGATGTAGACAATACAAGTTTATCTGATCAGGCCGCCTGTGCAGGAGGGGCATGTGAGATTTCATGATGCGTTTGATATGGGTGGCACTCGTTGTCACCCTTATATCTTGCGGGCCTCAGAAGCGATACGATCGTTTGGTAGAGAGGCATCCATGGTTAGTTGAGACCGATACTGTAGTAGTAAAGGATACCATAATAACAGAGAAGGAGATTCTTGTGCCGGAGTACAAGGACTCTTTCATATTGCAGCACGATACCATAATAGAAACGGAAAAGGTTATCATCAAGAAGTACAAGGATGTTTTCCACGTGACCGTAAAACAGGACACTATATCCTTCAGAGATACCATATACCGGGAAGTTAAGGTGGCTGGTAAAACACTTAATATCAAGGAAACGAATTGGTTATACATATTCTTAAGCTTTGTTGCCGGAATAATAACCATTATATTCGTCTCCAAGAAAATATGAAGTTTGTAAAAGAAAGCTTTGAAACTAACGACCCCCTAGGAAAAGCACTATTAACAGACTATCTAGAAAGAAGAGGTCACGATGTGTACCCAAATTCAGATAGATACGGCATTGACTTGTACTCCATTAAAGAAGATAAGAAACTTTGGTGGGAAGTAGAGGTCAAGATAGGTAGGCCATGGACAACCATGGAAGACTTTCAATTTCCAACTGTATCCTTCCTCTCACGTAAAAAGAAGTGGGAGGATACAGATTTTTGGTATTGCATAATATGTTCTGAGACCCGTGCTGCTCTTATGTGCTTCTCATCCATCATATTTCAAGAAGAATACAGAGAGGAGAAATACATCAATAAGGGCGGCAGAAGAGGTAAGGACACCTTCTACAGAGTTCCCAAAAAATATTGTATATTCGTGAAGCCAAAAGATTTTATATAGATGGATAATATTAACCCAGATCATTATAAGAAAGGAGATATTGAATGCATTGAGGCCATCAAGGCATCCATGTCTCGTGAGGAATTTTTAGGCTACCTAAAGGGTAATGCCATAAAGTATTTATGGAGATATAGAAACAAGAAGAATGCAGTAGAGGATCTACAGAAATGCATTTGGTATACAGAAAGATTAAAGGATGAAAAT